CCATTTCTGAGAATGCGTTAGTACCACTATCTCCAAGTGCTTCACCTTGTACCGCTGTCATACCAGTTGCAGATGTATAAGTTCCAGCAGAAGGACTGTCATTAAGAACGGCAGGGTTTGTTTCTGTTGAACCAATATCACCACCACCGATTGTACCAGCAGCATTTTGGTTAGAGATATCTGGTAATGCTTCGTCAACAAGTGCTTCTGCACCGTCTTGTGATGCAAATCTTGCTCTCATTGCAAAGATTAATCCAGTTGGGCCAGTCATTGGTTGCACACCACAGATGTCGTATGCGATTAAGTTTGGCATTGCACGTCTAACTAAGGATATTAAAATTGGATCCCAGCTATCCATAGATGCGTTTCCACCGAATGATGAGTTAGTTGGAGCAGCTTCTGATAAGAATGCTCTGTCTTCTTTCAGAGATTTCTCTTGGTTCTCTAAAATGATTGTAGTAACAGCACGCTTGTAAGCATCTTCGATTTTTGGTAAATCTGGGTGCTCAAGGACTGGCTGCCACTTTTCTTGTAGATGTTCTGTTTGAAACATTAGTTTCTCCTTATTTTATTCTACTATATTTATTACTTTGCACTCTTGACACCTTTTCCAATAGCCTTCATATATGCAGACATTGTTCCAGTTGTGTCTATGTCCTGTGCGTTGCCAGTTTCTACATCATCTGTTGTTTCTGTCACAGTTGTTGGTTTATTCTTTGGGAAATAACTTTCCTTTAGAGTATCCAATTTACTTCTGAAAGAACTTTCATCAGTAAAGTCAACATCTTCTGTTAGTGACTTAAACTTTTCAATTTCTACTTCTGTTAAATCTCCTGTACATTGAGATATAACTTGCTCCCTTACTAACTTTGCATTGTTATTCTTGAAGGAGATATTCTTCTCTACTTCTTCGTTTAACTTTGCTTCTAGTTCGGAAATCTTCTGTGATTGTGCCTCAAGGACATCATACTTTTCGTCAGGCACATCAATGTAGTGGTCTTCAAAGAGTTGTTTCAATCCAGAAATGAAATCTTCTGCAATCTCACCTTTTAATCCTCTTTCGATTGCTAATTCATTTTCCTTAGTCCATTCTTCCACGACATAGTTGAGATAGTTATCCACTTTCTCTGTCAATTCTTCTTGAGTCTTGACCATATTTTCGTCTAGGTCTTTTCTATAGTCTTCCTCTAATCTTTCTACTTCTTCACGCACTTTTGATTTTACTGCAGCTTCAAATACTGTTGCAGCTTTTCTTTTGAACTCTTCTGAAAGGTCACCCTCTCCGTTCATTAATGCGTCAACGTGTTCTTTAACATTGATATCTTTGACTCTTCTCTCAATGGCTTCAGACTTTTCTTTCTCTTCTTCGTTCTCGTGTTCACCTTCTGGCATATCCATTGCACTTGCAATTGAACTATATTGAGCTTTTAATTCTTTTGCTTTCATACCGTTCATTTTATCTACCATAGCAGCAATCATTTTTTCTTTAGTCTTTGGTACTTCCATTGCTTCGTGATTTGCTTCTGATATAATCTTCATATCTTTTGCCATCACCTTTTCTTCGATACCATGTTTGAATTGTACATCATACCACTCTACATATCCGTTTTCGTCTGGAATTGCGTGTGATTGTAAAATTGGTTTACCTTTACCAAACTCTGGGTGTTCTACAACTGTTGCACAGTCGTGGTCTTTAGAATGACATAGTTCTCTGATTTCGTCATCTGTATAACCTTCTTTTACCTTTTTGAGTTTAGGCATTTTTTCTGGGGCACCCTCACCTTTTTGTTGTGCGTCACCAGAAACTTCTTTAGAACTCTTTGATGCACTTGCACCTGTTGGTGGGGATACTTTACTTGGTGTGCTTCCACCGATATCTTCTTCACCTGTTGCACCATCAGATGGTTTCTTCTTCATAGGTTCAGCAGCAGTTGCACCTTTCTTTGGAGCATCATGAGCACCTTCTTCTAACTCGGCAATCACTTCCGCTTCCAACTCTTCTATTGTTTTATCTAGTTCGTTTGCCATGATGGCTCTCCTTTTAATTGGTCTTTTATAATATAATATTTATAAATTATAACAATTTGAGGAACTTCGCAAACTCTAACGCATCTTCTTTTGCGTGTCGACTGCGTGTTCTTCTCTCAATTCTATCCTTCATTCTTACTAATTCTGCCTCTACGATTGAACCATTGTTCCAAACCCAGTCTTTTCCTTCCATAATACCTTCTACGAATGCATTTGGAGCGGAGGGGTCTGCAACGATATCAGCTGCAGTTGCAAGGTAAAAATCATCTCTTACATAGTTTGCACCATTCTTCTGATTTAAACTACCCATACCTCTTGATGATACACCTAATTTTGCACCTTCGTCCATTAGGTTTTTAACTATCTCACCCATTGGAGTAGATAATATCTTTGCTTCACCTATAAAGTTTTTACCATCTGGGTATAAACCTGTGATTAGGTGAGATGCTCTCTCAAGATTTATGGTTGGGCCTTCTGGGTGACCTAATTCACCGAAAGCACGTTTTTCTCTAATGTGGTCTTTATTGTATCTCTTAACTTCTTTCTCTAGAACTTCCATAGGATATACTCTACCATTTCTGTTCTTGATATCAGCTTGCATAAAGATACCTTTTATCTTGTAGTCTTTTTTACCACCATCTTTTTGTTCGGTGATATATTCTACGTCTTGTATTTCTTCTGATATAAGTTTTAAGGTTTTCATATTTCTATCCTACAACTTCTGATACTACTTCTACATGGACTGCACCATCACTACCACCAGTTTCATTGATTGCAGATAATGTAACACCAACCTCTGCACCATCTAAGAGTATTCTGTCGTGTTCATCTAAACCGTTTTCATCTGTACCCTCTAATGTTATTGGGTCACCATCATTAGCTGCAGTGTTTTGAACAATACGTCCACCTGTTTCTCCACCGATATTTTTGAATCTTTCACCATCAGGCACTATAGTTACAGAGGTGTTTGCTCTAAGATATAATCCATTTGATGATGTGACAGCAGTTGCTGTGTCAGAATCAGTTACTTTGATGAACACATCTTGTCCACCAAACTCATTAACTCTTAATGCTTGTCCTTTTCCCATTAAACCACAGTCAAGACTGTGAGCTGCGTCATCACCCATTGTAGATGCAGATATTGTTCCAGCGTGTCTTATTAATTTGATTGCCATCTTTCTATCCTATGGTTAACATTTCTCGTTCAAAATACTTCATCAAGTCTTTATCAGATACTCTGTATTTTTTTGCTACATCTTTTATAGTTTTTTCAAAAGTATTTAGGAAATCTGAAGGTTTAGAGTCCATTTTTTTAAATATATCGTCCACAGCCTTACGCATCTTAGGATTTAACTTTTTGTATTCCTTAGATTTCTTATGTTCGTCTTTCTCCATAAATGAAGAATAAAAGTTGTTAAACTGTTTTGTCATCTTCTGGTTCTGGTATGTGATTATTCACAAATCCCTTTGCAAGTTCCTGTCTTTTTGTTTCTAATTTGTCTTGTACTTTTTGTCCAACTGCATTTTTAAAAGCATCTTCTGCATCAAGGTTACTACCTCTTGCTAACGCATCTACAAAATCTTTACTACTCATTTAATTCTCCTTATCATCTGGGGGTGGTGCATTACCTTGATACTTGTCAAGGTCGTCTGCTGGTATTGGAGCACCATCAACTGAAGGATATCTTGTGATACCATCTGTATCTTGTGGTACATTTACACCACCGTCATCTGTATCCATTCCAGCTTCTTTATTAATTTGTTTCTGCATATCTTCAATCTCTAAATCAGTAAGTCTGAGAACATTATTCTGTACCCATTTCTTACTAAAGAATGTACCAACATAAGACTCAATAGATTGAAGTGTTTGCAATTTGTTTTCCATCAACTCTGCTTCTTTTAATTCAGTGAAGTGTCCGTCCTGTAAGAAATCATACTGAATAAGTTGTTTGATATTATGAAACTCTTCTAGTGTCATTACACCTTTTAATACTAATTGTGTTTTTAACATATCAGTAAATAATGGTGTAAATTTCTTTCTTAATCTTTGTACAAACTTTGTAAACTTTAATTCATCTCTTGTAATTTCTGTTGACCTACCTAGAGAAAAGTTTTGTTCAGCTTCTAGTCTTGAGATGGGAACATTCAAAGACCTGTATAGTTTTCTTTGAAAATAAATTATATCTTCAATCTCTCCAAGATTAGAACCGCCTGGTA